ATGCCGAGGCTACCACCACCACAGGTGTTAAGTTGATTCAGTTCACAGAGAAGGTAACGAATCATTATTATAACAATCTCTTGGATACAGATGAGGATTACTGTATCTACACCGATACCGATTCTGTATTCTATTCTGCCATACCTTTGGTGAAGAAGAGATATCCTGATGCGGATATAAGTGATGACAAGTTTATGACCGAACAGATTCTAGATATTGCCTCTGAGGTTCAAGAGTATATCAATAAATCTTACATGTATTTTGCTAAGAAGTTTCTAAACATTGGTGAAGATCATAGATTTGACATCAAGCAAGAGGTGATTGCTAAGTCAGCCTTTTGGGTTACCAAGAAGAGATATGGTCAATGGATTATCAATGATGGTGGTTTGGAATGTGAGAAGTTAGATGTCAAGGGATTGGATATTGTCAGAAGTTCTTTCCCACCCGCATTTCAAAAGTTTATGACAAATGTGTTGAAGGCTATTCTACATAATTACGAAAAGGATAAGATAGATCAGTTTATATTAAAGTTTAAAAGTAGTTTGAGTAATCATGATATAAATGATATTGCTCTACCGAGTGGTGTGAAAGGTATGAAGAAGTATTTAGGAACTAAGAGTGGTGGTATATTCAGAACACCAAAGAGTGGTACACCAGCTCATGTCAAAGCTTCTTTGGCATACAACGATCTGTTGTCATACTATAAATCTAAACACCTAGAACCAATTAGAAATGCCAGTAAGATCAAATGGGTTTATCTAAAGAACAATCCATTTCATCTAGATGCTTTGGCTTACAAGGGATATGATGATCCCAAAGAATTGATGGATTTCATCAAACAATATATCGATAGGGATAAGTTATACAATCGTGCTTTGAACAAGAAAATACAGATGTTTTATGATGCTTTGTCTTGGGATATGCCAGTTGATAAACAAAACACTATCGAAAGATTCTTCTAAAACAAACCTGGAGTTATAATGAATAAAATAACATTAGACACATTCATTCAGAAATACACCCTTGGTGGAGCAGTAAACTCCGTCAAGTGGATTTCTGATGGAACAACACTTTCAACAAAATTTATATCAGGCGATAAGTCTTTGTTGGGACATGTTGAATTGAGTAAACAAACCTTGCCTGTATTTGAAGTCGGTGTGTATGATACTGCTCAGTTAGCAAAGATGTTAGGGACTTTATCAGACAGTATTGAGTTTGAAGTAAATGATGTGGATGGGACACCTACGAACTTTCATCTTTATGACAAAGTTCTTTCAGTTGATTATGTACTTGCCGCTCTTGGTGTGATACCAGATGTACCAGACCTAAAGACTTTACCTACATTTGATACTTTGGTAAATCTTGATTCTCAGTTCATCAACTCTTTTATCAAGGGTAAGAGTGCTTTATCTGATGTAGAACACTTTACAGTTCAACCATCTGATGGTGGTGTTGAGTTCACCATTGGTTACTCTGATATGAACTCGAATCGTATCTCGTTGAAGGCACAAAGTGGTGCCGTCACCATCACTGAACCAATTACGTTCAACGCTAACCTTTTCAAAGAGGTGTTGAGTGCTAACAAAGAATGTTCAAAAGCTGAACTACAGATATCCACTAGTGGACTTGCTCATGTTGAGTTCAAGGTAGATGACTTTGTTGCCAAGTATTGGTTAGTAGCACAACAAGGTAATTAGTATGAGTTCACATGGACTATGGGTGGAACGTTACCGACCACAAGACTTATCGACTTATGTCGGTAACGAACACCTTAAAACTAAAGTAGAGAGGTTCTTAGATGATGGAAATATCCCACATTTATTACTTTATGGCAGAGCTGGCGGTGGAAAGACCACACTTGCTAAGATCATTGTTAATAATACTGAGTGTGATTATCTGTATATTAATGCTTCAGATGAGAGAAACATTGATCTCGTCAGAGACAAGTTAAAGACATTTGCTTCCTCTGTTGGTTTCAAACCAATGAAGGTTGTGATATTGGATGAGGCTGATTACTTGAATGTAAACTCTGCTCAACCAGCATTGAGAAACCTAATGGAGACTTTCTCTGCTCACTGTCGATTTATCTTGACGTGTAACTATGTGGAGAAGATCATTGATCCGATACAGAGTAGGTGTCAGACGTACAAGATTATACCACCGAGTAAGAAAGAGGTTGCTGTTCATGCCAAAACTATCCTTGAGAAAGAGAATATTTCTTTCGACTTGGATGATCTGGCTCTAGTGGTAACTGCTGGATATCCTGATCTTCGTAAGGTTATCAATGAACTACAGAGGATGTCCATCAATGGTAAGTTAACTGTTGATAAAGATGGGATGATTCACAATGAGTTCAAACTCCAATTTCTTGATGCTATCAAAAATGGAGAGAGTATAAGCACTATTCGTAAAATGGTTGCGGATAGTAATTTCACAGAGTATACCGAACTCTATAGACTTCTGTATGATGAGGTCGAGAGTTTTGGTGTAGACAAGATGCCAGAGATCATAGCTGATATATCCAAAGGTTCGTATCAAGATGTGTTGGTTGTGGATAAAGAGATAAACTTTATCGCTACGGTGTCAAATATTCTAGGGAGAATATAATGAATATGAAACCACGAAAACCAATACCACAACCAAAACAACAACAAGTTCAGGTTGATCTAAAAAATGCTGAGACTATGAAATGTGCTAAGTGTGATAACTCGATATTTATCCAAGGGTATGTGATAAAAAAGATATCTGCGATTGTATCACCAACTGGTGAAGAAGTCATAGCACCAGTTCAAGTTTTCAACTGTGGAAGTTGTGGGGAACTCTTACCACTATCCAAGGAATTAGATGAACTTATTTAAATGGATAAATGAACTATTTGTCGGTAAACGAGATTGGGATTCTTTCTCGGATGCCGACAGAAAGTCATTCTCACCTTTCATGGTGATTCGTTATCTCAGTATGAGTGAAGATTTCTTACCTTTGGTAAATCATATGCAAAATTATGTGATCGAAGATATGCCACACAAAGCAGTTTATCAGTTTTGGTGTGGTATTTTGCCAAAGAAGAAAACGTATCTAAAGTACATCAAGGGTAAGAAAGATAAATTTAACAAAGAGATTATTGATTACGTTGTTAAATATTTTGAAGTCAGTAAATTACAGGCATCAGAATACATATCTTTGATACCAAAGGATAATATGAAAAACCTGTTGAGAGAGTTTGGTAAAACAGAAAAAGAAATAAAGAAACTGATCAGATGAGTAAATTATTAATAGCACTTTTATTTTCTATAATAGGAAATATTATTGCTTGGATACAGATGAATGGTCAGTTTAAATATGAATGGATGAGACAGTGGTGGGTAATAGGAGTTGCTGGAATACCTGTGAGTTATATGTTTTTCTATTCAACTAGATGGTACTATGAATATTTTCAAAATTACTGGTATGTTAGACCAATAGGATTTAGTATTGCTACAATTACATTTGGAGCATTGGCTTGGTTGATATTGGATGAATTACCAGATACAAAAACAATAATAAGCTTGTTTTTATCAATTATTATTGTTATATTACAACTATCAAAGTAGAGGTTATATGAGCAAAAATACAAAAGATGTTGTTACATTAATGGAAAAGGAATGGCCAGTAATGACAGCAGAATTTAGAAAGTTACAAAGAGAACAATACGAGTTGTTTTTACATAAACAACATGATTATGGTCCTGGTAATATTTCAGTTGGGACACAATTAAAAAATGCTGAGGAGATTAAGTTATCTCTTACAGGTCTTTGGTTCAGAATGAATGATAAATTACAAAGGGTAAAGACCTTGTTGATGACAGGTAGGGATTCTGCCGTAAAAGATGAGCCATTGGAAGATGCTTATTTAGATGTTAGTAATTATGGAATCATGGCTACAATCGTTGGTCGTGGAAAGTGGGGTAAATAGTGGATACACATTGGGGAGTAAAGAAAGAAAAGACACCAAGAAAGGCTGGTGGTGAAGCTAGTGAAAAACATATATCGGTACAAGATAACAGAATATACTTTTACTCTGGCGTCAATCGAAATGCTTGTGTTGAGTTGAATAAAAAGATTGGTGAGTTAGAAGCAAAAAGCTTGACTTTGTCAAATACTCTTGGTATATTACCACCATCAATAAAGGTGTTTATTAATTCAGGTGGTGGAACTATCGTAAGTGGTATTGCTTCTATGGATACGATGCTAAGATGTAAAGTTCCGATTGAAACTTATGTCGATGGATTCTCTGCCAGTGCTGCGACATTCTTAACAGTTGTTGGTGAGAAAAGATACATGAGTAGAAATTCATATATGTTGGTTCATCAATTATCAAGCACCTTTTGGGGAACATATAGTAATTTTGAGGATGAGAAGAAAAACTTAGACCTAATGATGAAAACAATAAAAGATATTTATAAAAAATACACTAAGCTACCTATGAAGAAATTAGATGAGATATTGAAACACGACTTGATGTGGGATGCCAAGACTTGTCTAGAGTATGGGATGATAGACGAGATAGTATGAAATCAATCTCACATTCACAGTTCAGTGCCTACAACGAATGTAACCTAAAGTGGAAACTTCGTTACATAGATAAACTCAGTAAATTCAGTGGTAGTATTCACACTGTATTTGGCACTGCTATGCACACTACGATTCAGGCATATCTAACTGAGTTTTACAACAAATCAATCAAATCTGCAGACTCTATGGATTTAGTCACGATGTTGAAAGAAGAGATGATCAAGGAGTTCACACAGATACGTGAACAACACAAAGTGGATGTGTGTGATCAAAAAGAACTAACAGAGTTCTATGAGGATGGTGTGGCAATAATCGAGGGATTCAAGAAAGATCGTGCCAAGTATTTCATGAAGAAGAACTATGAGTTAGTTGGTATTGAACTTCCTATATTTGATCAACCACAAGAGGGTGTTCAATTCAAATCTTTTTTAGATGTGGTTATTAGAAATAAGATAAATGATA